GAGTCTTGTCGAAGTCAGCTAAACCAGTAGCAGCAGTGAAGTTGTTGTACACGTTTCCTCGCTCCTCGATAGCAGCAAAAAGACCCTGTGTACCCTTCACGTTAGCACTAGCACTACCTCCAGCTAGTTGTCCGATAGCAGCAGAACCAGCAGCAGCAAGCTCACCTTCTACAGAAACCATCTCTAGGTAATCCTGAAAACGTAGACGAGTCTCGCCTTCAGCCTTCAAGTACCAAAGATATCCAGAAAGTCCAGCCTCATCAGTAACTTCAACCCAACCAATTTGAGAAGCGTCAGAACCTGAAACCTCATACTGGTCTTTGATGATTACTGGGCTATTGTTGTACTGAGTGAATGATGGCGTAATAGAACCACTCATAGAGTCAGTACCCTTACCAAATTCAGAACCATATACGAAGATTTTAACCTCTCCACCTTCACCTGGCTGTCCAACAGCAGTAGAAACTGCGTTCAAGTTAGCGGCAGTGTAAGGGAAAGCGTTAACATCCCAGTTAGTAGCTCCAGCAGCAGGCTCGGCATCAACAAAACACTTAACAGAGTTTAGGCTTACTGTGTTATAAACAACAATAGTAGAACCAGCTCGGATAATAGGTTGAATAGATTCTCCAGCAGAGTTTTCACCAGCTACGTTTGTGATTGCTGTTGCACCAGCGGCAATAGCAGGAGCAGAAACAGTAGTAGCTCCTCCACCACCCATACCACTCTCGAAAGAAAGGTGTAGACGGTTTTGCTCAGACCAAATAACTTGGTCAGAAGTCATTGGCATCTCAGCCCCAACCATACGAAGAAAACCAGAGATTGTACGGTTACCGTAACGCTCTACTTCAGCTTCATAGATTTCAGGTAGATACTGCTGTGCGAAGTCGTTTCCGCTTCCATCAGCAAAGTTTAAATAAGAACCTTGAGTAATACTCTTAAATGGAGTAGGTACCAAGGAAAACGAACCCAACGGGTCGTTAGTTGCAAATGTTCCCATAATTTATTAATTTTTGAACTTGTTTTTATTAATTTTAAGTTTTGAAGAGTCGATACCGTTGACGGCCTTAACCTTTAAACCATTTATAAACAGACTATCGTTTGACGTTTGTCTAGGTGCTTCACCTGTTATGTTCTTAGACTTAACAGCGACATCCTTGATAGCGTCAGCCTTACCCTGTTCGTAAAAGTGTGAGGCAATTTTGTCAACATTTTGGGCCGCATACATTGCTTTATGATACTCGTCAAATCTCTTTACATTACCACTTTCATCGAGAAACTTTCCCAATATGTTGTTAATACTTGACTGAGTATCAGCAATTGATTCTGGATTACTTACCCCGTATCTAAATTTCTTCTCTCCAACCTTAAAATCAAAACCTTTGAAATCGTTTTGGAAAAAATCTTTAGTTTTAGATTTGAATAAACTTCTAGATTCTTCAGCTTGTTGTTCACTCTCCTTGTAGCGATTAAAAAAGTCCATTGCTTTTCTTTGTTCGTTGGACAACGTGGGTCTCGACTTGATTTCCTCGTAGTATTTATCCTTCAAATCATTTAGAAATGAATGGGCTTTTGAAACCTCTTCTTTTTGAGCAAGTTTTTTTCTCTTGATGTCTCGCTCATCATCAAGGTCTTCATCGTAACGAAAGTTTTCTTCCATTACAAAATCTATTTCCTCATCATTAAGATGTGGTTTTGTTTTCTTATAGTACTCTCTTAGTAGTGTTTCTTCATCTACGTTTGAGTAGTCTGTGTTTAGTCGGACATAGTCCTGTAGGTCACCACCTGTTTCGTCAATAAACTTAACAAGTTTATCTACACCCTCTGGTAGATTTATCTTAACCTTGTCTTCTGTCTGTTCAACAACGGGTGTTACCTCTTCTTTTTCTTCTTCTTTTTCAGTAATCTCCTGTATTACTACCTCTCCTTCTTCTGACTTACCCCCATCATCTGAACTGGTGACTTCTTCGGGAGTGCCTTCAGGTTTTGGTTCGGGTGTTCCTTCCTCCACTTTTTGTAAAGTTTCGGTAGGTTTATCCTCATGTACGTCATTTGCGCTTTGCTCTTGAACGGCATCTTCTTTTTCTTTTAGTTCCTCTTTCTTTTTAGAAAGGTCTAACTTGGTTACTGTTTCTTTAGCCTTCTTGGGCTTGACTTTTGACAAGTCTACTTTTGTTTCCGACATAATAATATAATATATAATTGTTTAAAATCATCTTGGCTCAAATTGCTCTAAACCGATACCACCTAACACATCATTTCCAGAGGACTCAAAGTTTGTTGGTAGTAAGTTGTTTTTTCTTTGGTTGATGAGTTCACTCTGCTGAGTACCCTGCATCCTAATTCTTTTATCCTTTCGGTCCTCTATCTCTTGTTCTTTTTGACTCTCAGCATTAGCCCTTACTTGAGCTAACTGCATGTTAAAGTTAAACTCAGCCTGCATCAACTCTCTCTTAATCTCAGCTTCAGTTCTAAGTCTTTGTATCTCAAACTGAGACTTAGCCTGCTCTATATTGACCTTTTCTTGTGTCAATGCCTGTTGTTTTTGAACCTCAGCAAACGCAGCCTTTTCAGCAGCCTCAGCATTAGCGTTAGCTTGAGCCTGAATGTTTTGTAACTGAGCCTGTCTATCTGCCTCAGCCTTCTTCTTTCTTTTCTGCTTCAGTACCTCGTTAGCAAGCTTTATGTTCTGTATCTCTCGAATGTCTATAACATCCTCTATGTCGATGCCTCCAGACTTTAATGCAATCTGTATGTTTTGCTCAAGCTGTGCTTTTTCTTCATCCTCTGGCTCAAGCTCTAGGTATATACCAAAGTCATGTAGGTGTAACTTACTTATTTCTTGAAGCGTACCTACATTGTATGCACTTATAGCCTCCTGGAGCGAGTTGTTTGTCAATGCAAACTCAATAGAATCCGCAATCCTTAGAGATATGTTTTCGCACGTTCTAGCGGCTAAATAAAGGCTAGATTGTAATATGTGTCGTGTCGCTACGTTTGATGCGTTAGCGGCAAGCTTTTGCAGCCCTACAAGTGTGTCCTCCATAGGTGCGCTACCGTCACGGGCCTCATTAAGCCCTGTGACATCCCTAATCATTTGCAAGTAATACTGATAGGTGTTAATTAATGCCGATAACTTTGCCTGACCATTTGAGGAACTTAGTTCTTGTATAGGAACCTTACCCCTATTCATGTCACCCTCCTGCGTCAGAGACCTACCAAGTATACTACCCGTTTGGAAGTACATGTTCAAAGCCTCTTGGGGATTATAACTTGTGCCATTACCCAGGTCCACCTCAGCCAATCCATCAATGTCTAGGTAAACCCCATCTGGAACTAACTTAGATATGACCTGCTGTATCTTTAAGTTTGTGATGTTTATCATATCAGCAAACCCAGTAATCTTACTTACCGTTGACTCTATCCTACCCTTATACATTCTTGGGGCAGAGATAGCATAATTCATATTGACCTTTGTTGTGTCAGCGTATGGTCTTGTCATATTCTCTGACAGTCTCCAATCAATCATTTGGTCGTAACCAAGAATCTTAGCACCAGTGAACAACACCTCTATAGTCCTTGACACCTTCTTAAATGTGTCCGATGGTGGTGGGTCAAAAGAATCTGTCTTTTCTATAACCTTTTCTAAACCAACACCCGTTTGCTTTAGCTTAAACACTTGGTTCATATACGTCTTGTACTCAAAGTATAAAACCTGAACAGTATTCTCGTCATAGTCGTTCCAACCAACAACATAGTCGCTTCTGTTACCCATCTTGGATATTCTGTCCAACTCTTCCTCAGAGATTGATGGGTATTGCTTTTTAAGCTCTGGTATTGTTATAGACTTAACCTCACCAACATAGTAAATATCTTCAAAGTTTGGGTCCTCAGTGTAAGACCAAACCATTTTAGCTGGGTCACAGTAGTTTACTACAACACCCTCAGCCTTGTTCCAATCAGTTTTTACCGCAGCAATACCAAGAACTGTTAAGTCGTGGTTCAACCTTCTCCTTATCAACTCAAACTTATTCTTGTCCAAGGTATTGTTTATAACCTCTTCTTCAGCTATCTCTATGGATGGCTTGTACTTGAGTTGCATGTGGATAGATATCTCCTCCTCTGTTTCTGGAAGGTTGCTTTGGTCTGGGGTACTATACAAGTCTAACCCCATCATTTGCTTTATTTGTTCTATCTCTGCCTTAGCGGTAATATCCCTTAGTAGTCCAGATGCGTAGTTTGTTCTTTTCTTTATAGATTCTGGGTCTTGAGCATAAGCATTAATCTTATACTTCTTCTCAGACATACCATTAACAACGATGTCAACAAACTTAGATATAACTGGCACTGGCTTCCAATCTAAGTTAAGGTATGACAGGTCACCGTTAATAGATAACTCATCCTTATACTTCTGTATTGGCTGCTCACCTCTAGCGTAAAGCCTTAGATTGTGGTACTTATTCCAATTAGTTGCAAACCTGTTACCGCTTCTCCCACCATGAAACCACTCACCCTCTATAGCCCTTCCTACTTGAACGCCATATTCAAAGCTCTTTTTCTCCTCATCGCTAACGACTTGGCTTGGGAACGAACTATTTGGATTTGTACTTATATTCATCTATCTATTATTTTGGAAACACTACCAGTATTGTCATATCTTTTGAAGCCAAGTTTAATATTGTTTCTAACCACTTTGTTTATAGGTGCGTATCTATTTTTATTACAGGCCATTATCGCTAGTCCTGAACTAATAGACGCATCAAACTTTGTTCTGTTGTTTATATCAAATCTTGCCCAATCATTTAATGTTCTATCGAAATACATATCACCGTATTGGTCATCACCTATGACCCCAACACATTCGTCTATGTAAGTCTCTATTGCGGCTGCATGAGCCTGCTTAACGTCTTCACTTGAGTTAGGTATGCCACCTATCTCTCTTTCTGTTTGTGAGAGGTTGTTCCAAGTCCTATCTGGTCTATTCATAGAGTAACCTCTATAACCCCTTCTTTTAATGTGATACAAGAGTCTTGGCTTGTTATTCTCACAAAGTATTGGCATACCGTAAAAAACAATAGCCATCAATATATCCTCAAAAAATATCTCAGCGGTCTGTGGTCTAGATATATACTCTAGAAAAAAGTGGTTTGCTGGTGCCTCCTCCATAGAAAACTTTGTTAGTCCGTGAAGAGAACCATTTGAACCTACGCCACTTACAGTACCTGATATATCGTAACTATCACACCCAAACGCCCCTAAGTGTTCATTACCAGGATACTTAACCCCATTCTTTATTATTACTCTATTTTGCAGATTTGTGTTAGGAACCCATGAAATTAAAAATCTTCCGTTGTTGCTAGGTAAAAATATCACCCTT